AAGTAGCATTAAGTAGTTTTATTAATATAGATGGTATTTCTCAAAGAACAGTAGATGCAGGAAGTTATTTAGAGATACCAAGTAAGTTAAAGATAAATGCAATTGATTATGACTTCCCGTCGGTAAAGCCTTCAGTTAATAACAGTCAATTAATTTCTGATCCTACAGGTCAATTAAGGTGGGCTTTACCTACTGTGGTAGAAACTATCGTACCAAATACATCTGCTGGAGCAGTACCAGTAGGATCAATAGTACCATTTATATCTGCAGTTGCTGATGTACCATATGGGTGGTTAAAATGCGATGGTTCAACTGTAACCGGTACTAATTATCCTGATTTATCAGGCGTTATAGGAAATAGATATGGTGGTACTGGTGATAATTTCGTACTTCCAGATTTTACAAGAGCTACTTTATATGGATCAGCAGTAGCTGACCCGTTTTTAGGTACTGAGTACCACGTAGTTTCAGGATTAGGGCAAGGTAATGCTAGTGTTAGTGGTGCTTTAAGTTCAAGTCCATTATCTGCCTTAGCAACCACGTTTATTATAAAAGCTGTTGATGATAAGGTAAGCGCTCCAACTATATCATTTAATACACCACTTTCTGCTGCTAAAAATGGAGTACGTATAGACAATACAGCTACTCAATTCTTAAGTGGTACTATTGAGGTAGGTCTTTCATCAAATAACGATGGATATCCCGCAGATTCTAAAGCTACTATTTATAAAAACGTTTACCTTGACTCTCCGGTAGAGTTAATTAATGATGGTACTGATTTTGTTGTTAATTCATGGACTGGTTTTGACTTACCTACCATAGTACCAGTAGCTGCTAAGGTTATTCATTGTCAGTATACTATACCTAATAGAGCTGCTTTCTACTTTACTTTTGATAATTCAGCCTTACCTGCAGCTACTTCTAAAAAGTTTGTTTTAGGTGATGCCGGTGGTGGTACAGTACAAGGTAGATCGCAACAAGGAGACGGAGGCCAATTTACAGCTAGATTTAACAGAACTTCCAGAAAGCTATTTGTTGCTCTCGACGGAAATAGAACAGCTCCTGGGTTACAACCAAATGTATTTGTTGATATAATTGGTTACGGCGAATAATTAAATATATGAAAGAAATTGTTGTAGAGGGATTAGATTACCAAGATTTTGTCTTTATAAAAAAGCTAGCTGAGCAATCCTCTTTTAAACCTGGAGAAGAAAAAGATTTCAGAAGCTGTAAAATTTTAATTGAGAAGGTAAATGAAATTTTAAAAGCTTTTGATTAACATTATACAGGAATAAATATGTATAATGGCTCTACCTAACGAAATAAAGCTACCACCCGGTGAGAGGTCGTATCAATTTGTAGAAAAAGATTTTAGATATAATTCTAATTATGATATTGTATGGTCGTTTGATTTTAAAGTACCTGGAGATCTAGGTCTAGAAGGTAATTCATGGCAAGCTCCTGAATCTGCTGTTGAATACGCTTTTGGTACGTTCTTAACTACATTAACCTCAGAAATTTCTTCTTTACCGGGTCAATATGTCGGAGATCAAGACCCTAGTGTTGCTTTATCAGCTGTTTCATTGCTTTCTGAAGCAGCTTTACCTCTTCTTACTGAAAGTAGTGAAAATTTAGTAATTGATTCTACTAGCTTAAGCGGTCAACTAGTTAAAATAGTTTTTGATACTACTGGACTTTATGGTTTATCAGGTAGAGATGGTAGAGACGGGGTTAAACCTCATGAAGTAAGAAGAAATTCCCTCTGTATTAGAGATTTTAATAAGAGCTTAGTTTTTTATGAAGAGTTATCTACTTTTTCACCTACTATACCTTTAACTTCGGACGATTTTACAACTTTAAGGTTTAGATATGCTAATTTAGGTACTAAAATATCTATAGATAGAAATGTAAACTCTAAATTTGAAACACTTACTACTGTTAGCTTACCTTTAGAATTAGATAACTTTGATAATTTAGACGTTTTTGTAGGTTATTCGTTTACTACACCAGTCTCAACATCAAGTCCCGCCTTATCAGTAGGTAAATTCTTCTTAAAAGACCCACATATTGAAGGTTTAGTTACTGATAGTGTGATAACTGAAACTCTAACTACAAGAGGTAATAGTTTCAACCCTAATAGTAACATTACTACCGCGGTAGGTATTTCAGCAATTGCTGATCAAGCTAATATTAGTTTATTAGAAACAGCTAAACAAAATATTACCATATTTAGAACTGATAACAATATTTCTGTTGATACACCAATAAGATTTAAAGGTATATTAGTTGATACAGGGTTAAATATTCAAACTATTGGTATTATACCTAAAGAAAGAGCGGATGATTTTGCTATCGATAATAATATCACTATAGAAGGGGACTATAGAGGCCTTCCTTTCTTAATACCTGATAATAGCCTATCTATTTTTTCTTAGTAATACCAAGCTCCTTTTTAACTTGAGCTATATACTTAGAAGAGATAACTTCTTGAAATTGTTTGATTACTTCACTAGTATCTAACTTAAGTTCAGTAAAGCCTATCATATAATTTCTAAATCTATCTTTTAAATCGCAGTTATATGGTACTCCATGCGGTCGTTGGAACCGATGTAACCATCTAAGCCAGGGTAGGCACAATGTAACTTTACCATTTTGTCTAAATTTTTCGTGAATGTAACCTTCTTCCCCACCAAAGCCTCTAAATTGATTGTTAAAACCTAACCAAGCATCTTTACGACAACTAAATAAACCGAGTCCTTGCGCTGGAATCTCAAAAGGTTTATTTTCTCTTTTTTCTCCTCTTTTATCAGTGCCCCAGGTACCCCACATATAGGCTCCCCAAGTATCTAGATCATAATGAGTGCTTAAATTATTCAAATCATCATAAATTAAAGGACCTTGTAATAGATTACCTTTATCTTCTTCTTGATCATAAAATTCAATAAGCTTTTTTAAAATACCACCTTCTAGCAGAACATGACAGTCCATTACCAGTACATAAGGTGTGTTAGCTAAGGTAAAAATTTTATCTCTTAATGCAGTTGAACTGTAAGAGCTGTACTCAACATAGGTTAAAGGCTCAGTAATATGTCTAGTATACTTTTGAATTTCACCCCCTTGATGAGATTTAGGATTATTATTTATAATAATAAATTCAACCTCATTCATTACCTCTGAATGATGAAGTCTTAGAGATTGTAATGTAAAATATATACCATCAAAATCATCGTATACACATAACCCTATGGTAAGCTTTTTCATCTTATATATTACCTAAGCCAGCTTCAACAGTAAGATCATGCCTCATTGAATGATATCGTTCTTCAACATATTTTTGAAAAGCTAAAGGTTTTACCCAATCATTCTTATTCATATCAACACCAGCCTCTTCAAGTTTCTCAGAAACTTTTTCAACGCCTTCTATCAAACAAGCCCATCTAACGAACTCATTAAATAACATTTTTTTAGTAGTACCATCTTTTAAGTTAAAAGTAAATTCTCGTTCCATATATATATTATATTATATTTCCTTTCCAATTTTTATATCATCGAAAGGCTTTTTATTTACATCTACCACTTCAGTTGTAAGTATTGCTTTAACTGAAGGTACTAATCTATAAACTCCTCCGCATTTAGGACATTTACTTTCAACTGTACTATCTGTTATAACTACAATTTCATTAAATTTGTAATTACCGCAAGGACAGTCGACTTCTGCTGTGTTAAGTTCTACCAAGTAATTAATTTCACTCTCTAATTGAAGTACTTTTTCTTTATGCTTAAAAATAGCATTCCAGACTGAAGGAGCTATTAGTTGTAAAAATGCTGCTAATATAGCAGTTTCGAAAAATCCTAGTACGTTTCTAAAAGCATAACCTAATGCTGCTGATATTACTAAAACTATTAAAAGAGAGATACCTATTCTCATATAGATATTTTAGATAGATCTTCAGGAATTTCAAGTGTTAATATTTCATTAACTTTATCTATTTTCTGATTAATACTATCAATAACACTGCTATCTATACCATTTTTATTAGACGCTGCTGTAAGCATAGCCCTTAGTTCCGCTAGGGAGACAAAGGTATCTCCTATGAGTTGCTGTATCTGCTGTAATTCATAAGGAAGTATGGGCGGTGCTTTTTGATTAGCTTCATCCTCCTTATACTTGTTTACTTGTGCATCAGTGTTTAAGTTAGGTGAATACTGTTTATCAGCAATTCCTGTAAAATAAGGGTAATATCCGTTGTTAGCCACATAAATTATTTATGCTAGAGCATAAATAAATGTATGACTAAATTTGAAAAGAGGTTTTTTACTGTACTAAAAGAACAAGATGATGATGAAAAAGAAGCTTTTGAAAATTCATTAGACCAGGATACTAACCCTGAAGAATTTGACGTTGATCTAGATGTAGAGGTAAGTGAAGATGATCCTTCAGTAAGAGCAGCATCAGCTGTAGCTGAGAGAAATGAGGCTATGAAGGACGAATTAAGAGGATGGATTGGTAGGATGGAAGAATTCTTAGATTATCTTAATGGTGAAGAACCTAATTCAATTCAACAGAAATTAGCTAATGCAGAGCCAGATACTGTCTTTGATAGAATGAAACAATCCGAACAAAGAAAAATTTCAAGGGTAGCTACAGAACTTGCTGGTGTTACAGAATCTTTTAAAGGGTATTTAGCACAGACAGGTAATCCTCAATTTAAGTACGTTTAAGATTAGAGTATTTTTTTATCTCTGTCAATTTAATAATACCTTCGATACCCTCGAAGGTATTATTTTGTATAAAGTCCCATTTTATCTCGTCAAGCTTACATGCCATAACAATATCATTAAAGTCTTTAAATTTTTTACCAAACTTTTCCGGCCATATAAAGACTTTCTCCATTTGTTTAAGCAATACTTCAGATTTTATCAGAGAAGCTCTATCAATCCATTGAGAGTCTAATATCCATACTCTTTCAAAGAATTTTAAGACATTATCAAACTGTTGTTGCTGTCGTTGAGTAAAAGACTTACCTCTTTCAGTAATACCTGCTACGGCTATTGAATTTTTAGTAAAGAAAGCGTTAATAGGACCTTCAAATACATAAACTTTATCATGATCGTTAGTTACTCTATCAATATTAAATAAAGTTTTTTCTGAGCCAACCTTACCGAGATACTTAGGCTTTATTTTATTATCGCGATTAAGTACAGTTCTCGTTTGATAGAATTCTATACTATTTTTCTCGTTAACAAACGGTATTACTAATCTATTTTTATGTACTCTATCAGTTAAAGACAAATATAAACTATCAGGTCTATTTACAGCAGTGTCTAATCTACGTTCTTTAATAAGATGTCTAACAGATCTAACAATATCATTGCTATTATAAAAGTCGCGCTGAAGCTCATCAAACAGATTAATACTATCCGTAGGTAAGGTCTCGACTTTAATAGTTGGCTTAGCTTCTTCATCTTCAATCTTTACTTCTACCGAGTAATTTTTAAGCTCTTCAATTATTTCAGTATCAGAACAACCAGTAACCTTCTTAACCCATTTTAACGGTCTACTAGACCAGCCACAGTTATGACAGAACAGATTATCATTTTCAGGTATATAATAAAAACGTCGCTTTTTACCAAATGACCCACCTTCTTTACAAATAAAACACCCGCCTTGATATACATTATTAAACTTATTATACAACGGGCTAAATGAATATTCATAAAACTTTTGTATAACGTATTCTCTAGGTAGATTAATCATTTATAGAATCTAAAAAGGTATTTAAAAAGAACGTTTCATACCAATGATCTTTACGTTTTATAATATTAACCATATTATATTTTTCAACTAGACTCAAAAAAAGCTTATAATCTCCAAGTTCAGTATTATCTAATTGACTTTTATAATAAGTTTTTTCGTTAATAAAGTCTTCATATAGATCTAATCTAAATAAATCGCGATTACTAAAGTATTTCTCTTCTTGCTCAGTAGTAAGTTTAAGTTCTCCGCTGAGAAACTTTTTAACTTTGACTTTACCGAATCCAGGTATACCAGATACATTATCTGACTTATCCCCAGTTAAGCATTTTGCTGTAAACCAATCATATATATCTTTAAACCCGGTATTTTCTTCAAAATTTTCTTTTTCAAAATATTTTTTTCTAATCGGATCAAATAAAATAGTATCTTCATTAACTAGTTGAAGAAAATCTCTATCTACAGATACAATTACTTTTTTACCCTTAGTTTCTCTACAAATATAAGCAACTATATCATCAGCTTCCAGCTCTCTAGGAAATATAGAAGGTATACCAAGAGTTTTACATATAAGCTTTATGTCTTCGTTATTTTGATGCGGGGTACTATCACTTGATCTATTACCTTTATACTCACTAGATAGTTCTTTTCGTTTATTCTTTTGATAATCTACCTTCTCATCCCAAACAATGATAGTTTTATCAGGTAAAAAACGCTTTACATAAGAATATATAGCATTTATACTAAAATATATATGAAGACCGGCTACATCGGCGTTTTCGTATCGCTTTTTTTGTAAATTAGCAGTATGAAAAGTACGGTGAATAAGATTATTACCATCAATTATTAGTGTTTTCATTTTTTTCGTATTGCGCTTTACTAATTTTATATACAGACTTAGGAATAGTCTCTACATATTCAATTATATTACTGTTCCTTCCGGTTTCAAACGAATCTATAGGTATTTTAATGTTTTTAACTTCAGGAATACTTAAACATTCAATAGAATTCTTAGATTCTTTAATAATTATGAACATTTGACCGGCATAATCACCGGTTTTACACGCGTATACGTCTCTTTTTTGAATTTTTTTACGAATCATTACATTCTCCCTATTTCGGAAGAAAAGTACTTAATAAGTATGGAGTTTAAGGCTTCGTGCTGTTGTGATGAGCTAGCTGATTTAAGTTGCAATGCATTACCTTCCATATCATACCCTAATAAGATAAAACTATCTAGATATTCCTGTAATATAGCTACAACTCTATCTGCAATATCACGCTGACCTTTAATCTTCTTTCTTTCCCCTACATTAAGCTTAAGAGCTTCTTCAATTAGTTCTCTTAATTCTTTATCTCTAGGGTCTTCAGCGTCCATAACATTATTTATGTAAATCTACTTTATCTTCTCGTTGTTTAACACCGTTTTCGATTAATTTTCTAACTACAACCTCAATAGAGAATGTCTTTAAACTAAAACCTGGTCTAAAATCACGATTACCATCATCAAATGAAAATAAATACTCACCTTTAAATGGTGTATTTTCGAAACATGTAATAAAAACTGACTTACCACCTGGATCTACTAATACAGTCCATTTTCTTGGATCATGTTCCTCGTACCCATTATAAATTTTCCATGTTTCAAAGCCCGAATCTTTAAGACGTTTAATAAAATAACTAGCTGTTTGTAATTTGTTCTTAGTTTGTTTGTTCATTGCGTTAAAGAAGATATGATATACTTTAATTTAATATTGTTTAAAGAATTATCAAATACTACAACACCAAATTGAGTATTAATCTTTACAGCAAAGCTATCACTTACATTAGTAAGAAGTCTTATATTATCAAAGTTTACAGGAGTAGGCTTTAACTCAAACTTAGCTGGTTGTAATGTAAGAGCAAAATTATCTGTATTATGTCTTGCTCTATCAGTAAGTTCAGCCATTAATTGATCATTTTCTGTATAAAAATATATCTTATTAGTTTCTGAAGCAAAAGTACTACCTTTAAAAATTTGATTTAAAAGATTTTTATCTAAATTAAATTTAATATCAAACTCAAAGGAATTAATCTTATCTAAATTAAGATTAGGTTTAGTTAGAAACCCCTCTTCAAATAAATGGTATTTAAACTTAATACCGTTACCCTTATATTCTAAATTATTAGAGTTAACTTTAAACTTAATATCATTAGTTGGAATAGTATCTATTACTCTAGCTAACTTTTTTAAGTCCGGGATATTGATACTATCTTCAAAATCTGATTTAGAATTATATTCGGAATATAATATAAGAGTATTATCCGGGCTTGCTACCAGACTCTCAATCTTATCTTTTTTAATAGTTAGAATAGCACTTTCGTTAATCTTTGATAAAGAATCTAAGTACTTTAAAAATTCATCCCGGTTTTTTATCTGAAGGCTTCTTTCTTCTTCCATTCTTTTCTAAGAGTAATATAATTTCTTTTAATAGCAACCCATTACTCTTGATAGCATCAATAAGCGTATCAATTTTTTCTGGATCTTTTAAATTAAATTCTAGCTGATTATTATCCTGCTCTACAACAGCAGGAGCCGGTTCTACTTCTTGTAATTCTTTTACCGCTTGCTCATAGGAGACGGGCGGAGCTTCTTGTACAGGTTGTGGTTGCGGCTCTTGCGGCGGAGCAGGCGGTTGTTGCTGCATATGCTGCATTTGCTGTCGTGTAGGGGCTCGAGCTATATTTTCAAACTGTTGTTTTACTGCCTCAGATTGCGGAGCTAAGCTATTTGATTGACCAACTATCATTTGATCATTTTTGTGAGATTGACCATAAGTCTGTCCCACAAAATTCATAATTAATGCTTTTTCCTCTTCAGTCATTTTAGAGATCTTTTAAGAGTTCGTCAATATCATCTTCTGTAGTAGTCTCTTCCGTAGCAGTACTAACAGAAGCAGTAGCAGGCTCAGCTACTACATTAGTTACAGATTGTGTATTAACTACCTCAGTAGCATCTTCTTCAGTTTTACAATAGTAATGCTCATTAAGCATAGCTTTTAAATCATCATTAGATTTAAGAGTAAATACTTCGTCAAGTTTAAATACATTATCGTAAATATCTTTCTGCTCGTCTTCGTTTAGATCAAGAGCACCTACAGTAGTAAATCTAGAAGATACGTAAGTAGGATATCCACCTTGATCTTCTACTTTAATCTTCAAACTAGCTCCATCGGAACCTAGATCAAAGATACGAGGACCAAACTCTTCAGCATCCTCACCTTCAATAGCTTCAGTAACAATCTTATGAAGCTGCTTACCATATCTAAGCATTTTTACTTTACCATTATTATCCGGATTAGTAGGATCGTCAATAACATAAACATTAACGAGCCATTTCTCTAAGCGCTTTACAGCTTGCATCTTCTCTTTCTCTTCTTGATTTCCAGTTCTTAGAACTTTATATCGTTCTTCAGCAATAGGATCTCGTTCCCCGAAAGTTTGAGGACTAAGAGCTTGAACATACTGACCAGTCGCAAAAGAAGTCCATCCATGATTATAATAATGGAAGAACGTCTTAGACGGTTCGGGACCATAAGGCAAAAGCCTTACCGTATATGTATTGCCAGGACGGCAAGACATGATTTCATTGTAACTTGTATTACTTTTTTGTGTATCGCTTACTAGAGCGTCTTTTATTGATTGAAACATCGATGAATTAAATGTACTCATATATCTTTATATTAGTTACTGATATCTATTATTCAACTGTTCTTCTATTAATTTAATTCCCTTTCTAGCCTTATCCTTCAACACTTTTGAAGCGATATACTTTAAACGGGTATTCGAATAGAGTTGAGTAAAATCGTTTATAAGCCAGTCTATAACTTCTTTATCTTGCTCTTTAATTATAGAATCCATCTTTAGAGCATGTAGAGTATAAAAATTAACCTTATGATTTTTAAGATGCTTAAATACTACAGGTATAGTTTCTGTATCAATATTTGATTTGTATTTACTTAACGTTATTTTATGTTCACAACAATAGTTGTATATAAATCTTAAGCACTCCTTAAGAGTTTCAATACTATTTTCACTATCTGGATTTTGAACTTCTTTCTCCTTACAATATAATGAATAGCATTTTATTGCTTTTCTAGTATTAAAGAATTGTAAATCAAAATAATTATCCGACCCATACACTTTATAAGGAGATATAAAATAATCGTTATAATTGATATAATTATATTTTGATAGGAATATAGATAATTTTTTAAGAGCTACTTCAGTCTTGCTATCTATTTTATCAAAATTTTGCCTTAACTTAACCGGTTGATTTTTAACAGATCGAGAAGCATACAAATAACTATTGTAAATTTGCTTCTCTTTTTCTGTAATCATAATTTTAAATTTTTATTATTATTAAGGAACTTTGTTACGTATTTTGATTTAGTAATTAACGGGTCAAAGTCTATAAACATTTTAACCATTTCAAAATTAGTATCAACTGTTAAAAGGTCTTTAAATAAATCCCTTAATCTTTTTTCTTTTAACAGAAGTAAAAATATATTCTGATATGATAGCTTCTTTCCTTTTAAAAGTGAGCAAAAGGTGCAAAAACATAACAATAGGTGTTCTGTTTCTTTACCTTGTATTGTATGAAATGGTCCTAGTTCTCCTCCTGGTTTTAGCATGGTTTAAATTGTTTGGTTAGTTCTCCGAATTTTTCTGTGAGCTTACCACCGGCAGCTGCAACTGACCCTCCTCCTTCACATAAAGTTCTAGCTAAAATACTTACATCTATTTTTGATTCTTTAGCTCTTCTAAACGATACTACCTTAGCCTTTTTATTAACAACAATACCAATCTCAGCTTTATGTATGTTAATAAAATAACGAGCTACTTCATTTATAGCATAATCAGCAAAAGTTGCTACTACATCATATTCCTTAATTTTACCTTTATAGATTTCAGCATTTTTTATTTGTTCTTTTAATTTTTTAAAATGAAGGTTAATAGCATTTTTTTCATATATACTATATTCTCTAAAACCATCATAAAATGCAGTTATAAACTGCTCAACCTTAGGTCTGTTATAGCAGTTAAAAATGGCATTAAGTTTTAGAGGATCTTTGCTTTTAAAATTAAAACTATCGTAGCTATCAATATGATCTATTAAAGTCTGTTGAGCTTCAGTTAGATTAAGCTTTTTACTAAATATCTTACTGATTAGTTTTACACATGAAGAACCTGGCTCAATAATAGCTTTAGCATTCTTATAATAATCTTTTAAATCGTAGTGATCAGCGTGGTGGTCTATAACTATCACTTTTTCTCTATCAATATAGGGAATTATATCTTTAGTTAGAGAAAGATCTAAAATAAAAATTTTATCAAAATGATCAAACGTACCTTCTCTACTTTTAAAATTAGAAGTTAAAATAGATTCTCCAGTTTCAACAATAACTATGTCTTTTGCATCTTTAAAATACCACTTTAACAACAGTGCAGAGCCAGCTCCATCTAGATCACTATCAGTGTAAATAAGTACATTCACTCAAACTATTTAGTTCCTTTTGTTAATTTGCAAGAGCAGCTAAAGCTCCTAGAGTCTCACTACTCTCATCTTCTAGCTCTATATCATCTGCTTGCTCGATAGTTAGAGTAGAATAATCTATTCTCATAGCTTGAGTAGTACCTCGAGGACCATAGCGATTCTTCATCATACCTAATCGAATAATACCTAGCTCTCTATCTTCTTCATTTTGATATATAGAAGCAATTACATCAGCTGTAGCAGCTAGACCAATAGACTCAGATATAGTAGCAAGGTCAGGATTATCTTGATCGAATCCAGCTCTATTAAGTTGCGTCGCTGATATAATAGGACATTCAAAAAGATAACTCATAGCTCTTACTTGCTCCGTTACATGCTTTATTCTTTCATATGAATTATTACCTATAGAAGAATGCATTAAATTAAGATAGTCTAATACTATAGCATCAAGTTTAATACCTTTCTCGGAAAACTTCTTTACAAAAGCTTTAAGTTGATTCGCTGTAATAGTAGAAGGCGGAAACTCTTTAATAAAAATTTTACCTGGTTCTTCTTCAACAGCCTGCTTTAACAAAGCAGTATTAGTACTCATCTCCTTAATAGGAATCTTCGAAATATTAGTACATATACGTCGAGCATATAATAACTCTGACATCTCTAAAGTTACTAAGAGAACATTCTTACCTTGACTTGCTATATTTCTTGCTATATTACCTAGAAATATTGACTTACCAATATTTACCCGCTTCTAAGAAGCCGCCATCTAAGTTATTATCTAACCATTCCCAGTTACTAGGAATATGTCTCTGTACAGATGTAATATCATTAATAATACTATCAATATCTTGTTGTACATCTAACCCTAAATCAGTTACTAAGTTTATATTACAAGATTTTTCAAACTTATCTAATACTATCGAAGTATCTACAGTACCTTTCGCAACATCTTCTGCTACATCAAGCATAGTATGATATACTGCTTTCTCTTTTAAGAACTGCTCAGTATTATCATAAAGCTCATCTTTATCTAAATTCTTATCTATATCAGAAAAAGAGCCAACTAAATCTTTAAATGAATCTTTTTGATCATCTGTAACTAAATAAGACTTTAGCTCAGTCGTAGTAGGTAATTTATTTCGCTTCTCACTAAAGTCTTTAATAATAGAAAATACATCAGCTATAGCTTTATTTTTAAAGTAAGCCGGTTGTACTATATCTGCTATACTCGCTAGATACCCACTATCAGTAAGAGACTTAAAGATTAGAATATTTTCGAAATAATCTAAGTCTAATTTACTCACAACTGTAGTATAGTTACTTCTTCCACTTATTCAAGAACCATTTTTGACCCTCTTTAAACTCTTCGGAAAAATTAGTTAAACCAGGTGAAGCATGGGTAACGTAAATATCGGAAACTCCATTTCTAAAACCTGCTTTATGAGAAGATATAGTATAATCTAAATCATAAAAGTGAAATTTAGAAGGGCATTTTTCATCAAATCTTACCTTTTTAAATACTTCTCTTTTTATAGCTAAGAAAACCCCATCGAGTAAAATAGCTCTATGGGGGTAAGAGCCAAAGCTTGTCATAAATTTTTCTTTACCGTGTAGATGAGCAACTGCCCCGTGTAGTTTATCGCTACCTAATCCTCCTCCCATTAAGTGCCAAAGAGCGGGTTCTTGAAGTTTAACTTCTGCAGCTCCTGCTACACCAAGTACATCATAATTCTTAAAATTTTCAAGCATTCTTTCATGAGAAAAGTTTTCTAAAATTATATCATCGTGAGCAAGTACTATATATTCGATATTTTCTTTTATAGAAAATTCTATAGCTTTGTTATAAAGAGATTGTAAAGAATCTGTATTATGTTCCTTAAAGAAAATTTCATCTCTATAATCAGATGTTTGATAGAGTAGAGTGTCTTCTTTTTTACCTTTAGTAGCAGAAAATATAAATAAATCGCTCATATGAACAAAAAGGGTGAAGTATGTTTAAACGTACCTACTTTATTAAAGTTATTAGTCTTTCTATTGAGTCTTAAAATAACTCCCTCAGGTACTTCTTTATAATTATTACCCGGCATAGTAGAAAAACAACCATCATTATTATAGTGTAGAGCTGAGCCTACTCTTGCTAAGTATAGTTCATTAGTATCACAATCTACTATTGATACTGCAAATGATCCATCAAGATCCTCAAGCGCTTTTTTAATATATTTTATAGGGTTAGGTTTACTTGACTTATCTCTTTCCATATATTGTTGTATAAGATTTACTATCAAAGCTGTATCAACAGGATTTAAGATATGAGATAGTTTTTTATTTCTAATAGATTCTTCATTTGTTATAACACCATTATGAAATACCATCCACGACATAGTCTCAAACGGGTGCGACGTATCGTAATGCCATTTTCTTTGCGATGAAGTAGGAGCCTGGACATGTCCTAAATAATAATTATTTTTTTCATCTAATGTAACCTGTTCAAAGTCTATATCACCTTCTTTCTTAAGTACATGTTGCTCGAAATCCGTTAATTGAACTATACTACTAGCAAAATTACCTCGTTCTTTATTAGCTTGATACAGTATTTCTACCATTGTAGTATCAGGAGATCCAAAAATTGCACACATAAAAATAATTATAGTAAGGCTTTACTTTTTCAATCTTCCCACGGAAACTTGAAACCAGGCTCCCACATATACGAATTATCAACATATCTACTCATAGTACCTTCAGGTCCTTCATCTCTGATACGTTCACTAATTCTTCGCATACGTAATATCCAAGGAGATGGCTCACTAATACTTTCTCTATGAGCTTTAGGAATACGCCAAAATAAGTCGATAGTTCCAAATCTTTTATCTTTAGCTAAAGCATTATCTGGATATTCGACACCATCAATTGTATACCACTTTTTCTGCTTTTTCTTAGCTTTTTCAATACCTAATTGCTTTAAGGTCTTCTTACCCAACCCCTTAACCTTGAATAAATCGTTATTATTTCTAAACGGTCTAAAACCAATAATCCGTTTAGCTGTAGTTCTACCAACTCCAGGGAGTTTGAACAACTCCCTATCAGTCATTTTATTAAAATCCTTATAATTCAGCTTCATAGGTATAAATATATTATATGAGTTCCTTTGATATAACTAATATTAATAGCTTTAATGATTTAATCAACAGAGCAGAAATTCTCGAAGAAAAAGACGCTCTTTCTCGATATAAGCAAATGGTACGTAAAGGGCTAGGCCCAAAATTAAAAGCATATCGCGATCCTGAAGGTAATCCAGCTCCTTCTCAGTCGAGATTGAAAAATCGTATGATGATTAGAGCGTTGTATAATTTAGATGTTATTAATGATGCAGAAGCAGAAAAATTATATCGTATGAGTACTTCTTCTACCCAAATTATAAAGTATTTAAGTGATAAGGACCCAGATTATTTCTTATCTGATAGAGCGGAAAAGCTTGATAAATATATTGAAGCTGAAAGTGATGCTCTAATTGCTTTTGCATTAAAAAATGATCAAAAAAGAGGAGAGTTTACTCAGCAGGAAGTAGAACAAATTAAAGCAGCTGATCCGGATGAACTTGCGGATAAGTTATCAGATGAAATTGGTGCTGATATAGATGAAGTAATGCTTGTTAAGGGATTAATGAATAGAGTTTTAAATGATATTAAGCAAAACTTAGGAGAAGAGGGATTTGATATTAGTGATGAAGCTTTAGATCAGGTTGTTGATTATTCGGAAAAAATTAACACAGTTAATCAACTTGAGAGTTTTGTAAGACAAATATCAAATGAACCGGGTTATGAAAAAATTGCAGCTTATTTATCAACTATCATCAAACCAGCAAAAGCACAAGTTGCTGTAAAGTCTGATCAAGAAGATCCACATATCGCTGCCATGGCAAGAGATGCTAGTGATGTTACGGGTGATGATTATGAAGAGCAGCAAAAAGCTTTAGCTGCTGCCGCGGTAGCAGAAGATGAAATGGATCCTGTAGGTAAAGAAGACGGGGATATTGATAATGATGGAGATGAAGATAAGACTGATGAATACCTTTTAAATAGGAGAAAGAAAATTAAACAAGCTATGAATAAAGAAAGTAAAGAGTACGTAGCTCAACCTCATTTAGAAGTTTCTGAAACCTCAACTGCTGCTTATTTGACTGAGCAGACAGCTTCAGATAAAAGAAATAAAAAGACTGAAGTCAAAAATCAATCCTTTAAAGAAAGATATAAGCCTAAAACTCAATGGCAGTTAGAGGAGCTTAGACGATACGGTCTCTAAGAACAATCTTTACAATTATTCTCTTTATAAACATTGTTCAGCTTTTCTTGCTGTACATATGCAATAGGGTCTTTAAAGCCGGCTTCTATAAATCCTTTTACTCTCATACTACTTGAAGGTGTAGTAGCATCAGCTAAACCATCCTCTCTATCAGAGTAACAAGTCCAAGTATCTTTAAACATAACTCCTAATCTAACTCCTTCTTTAATAATGTCTTCTTTAGACATAGTAAGTAGAGGAGCTTCAATAGTAACTCTATTCTCTCTATTAAGATCAGTTACGTTATTTACTGTATCTACAAACTCCTGACTACCATCCCAATAACCAGCCAAAGAATCTACTTGAGCTGCACCATACCATACTGTATCTGCACCAACACTTTCCGCATAAGCAGAGCAAATAGATAGAAACATTAAGTTTCTAAACGGTACATATGAGACTGGTTGCGCATCTCCTGCCATTTTACTAATATCAGGATTATCTATATCCTTATTAGTTAAAGAAGAAGTAGGCGCAATATCTTTAATATACTTTACATCAAGTATTTTATTAGTTACTTTTAGGTTTACCCAATCACCGTAACGTTCAGCAAAGTTATGTAGTTGTTTTTTAACACAGCTAAGTTCACGTCTATGCCTTTGACCATAATCAAAAGTTACTGTATGTACTTCTTCAAAACCTCTATCCTGCGCCATATACAACAGCACAGACGAGTCCATTCCGCCACTAAGCGTCAATACTAATTTCTTCATCTTCTACTTCTTCGGGTATTTCTTCTTCGTTATTACTATAAGACCATTCATTTTTAATTCGTTCTTCTACTTTAGGTAAGATAGTCTCTTCCCAAAGCTTAGTATCTTTTCTCCAATTCTTATAATAGCCTAACTTAGTACCATCTTCAAGCTGATAAGTAGCTCCAGTTTGAATTACAGCACCAACACCAACAGCTAAATCAACTAATCCATAATACCTATCTAGACCAGAAGAAAATGATAAGTACATTTCACCTTCTAAATATTGCTTAATAAATCTATTCTTACGAGTTAAAGCTCTAATAATAATACCTGAGTATTTTTTCTGACCTACAGCTAGTTCGCCATCTACAGTTTTACCTCCGTCATCTTTAATAGGCTTACGAGCTAGTTGAACAGTTACAGAAGGTAAATAGATACATGACTTTCCACCAGGCATATTTTTTTCAATAGAAGGAAAGAGAGCAGTAGGATCATCATAAACATGATTAGTACAAAGAATAGTTGTTTGAGTTACTGAACCTAAATTAGTACAAGTTTGCATTAACGTTTTCATAGCTCGAGCTTTAGTACCCATATCTGATGAAGTACTATCTTTACTCATACGAGTAAGTTCCAATTCAGATTGCAAGTTAGCTAAAGAATCAATAGCTACAATAAATTTACCTTCAAGACCCTTTTCTTTAACAGACATAAGGAACTTATATAGAGAGTTTCTAGCCTGCTCGATACTAGTACAAGGTACATACTTTACTTTACTAATATCTAAGCCAAGTCTTTCAGCACCTTCAGGATCGATAGCATTTTCAGTATCAAAAATTACTGGAATTAAACCTTCTTCTTGAGCTTTAGCTAGAATCTTTTGAACGAATAACGACTTACCCGTCATAGATTCTCCTGCTAGCATAGTTACACGACCTTTAGGTATACCACCGTGAATTGAACCGGAAATAATAGCATTTAATACATAAGACCCGGTATCAATCCAAGTACCAACTCTACTTAAAGTACTATCACTTAGATACGTAGCAAAAGGATTAACCTTATCAATATCATCTAAAGCTTTTAAAACATCTTTATCCATATAAACAATTATATAGAGCTCTTTATACTTTTCAACTGTTCTATTTGTTTAAGTAGGTGTAAAACATTAGCTCCTTTAATTGTATCTGTCTGTATTGTCATAGGGTAATTCAATTCAGTATCAATTCGAATACCTTCTACACCACATTCTGGTGTAACCATATCATACACACAGTCATAGAGACCTTGGCTTTTAAGATTTCTATAATGATAATCAATTAATGGTTTGCTTGTTTCTACTACAACATTAGCTTCAACCATCATTGATAGATATCTAAAGTATAGCCCTTCATTTGTAGTTAAATCAGCTATAACAATTATATTCACCTAATTATTTAGATAAAAAAAGCCCCCTTTCGGGGGCTTTAAGGTGGGTGAGAGGATTTTCTGGTTACCTCCAACTTTCAGTTAGGCAAGATGCAGTTTCATCTTTTTACCTACTTGTACCCCGCATTATACATTTAATAGTCAGTCGACCCTCCATGTAAGTCAGCAGTCCCTTTAACACTCTTGCTTAAAATGTTTATTCAGGCACACCCGGGTTTGGGCTAGCTAGGCCCATATAAATTTTAGACTGTATATGTTTTAATATATTCTTCCTTTTTTCTTCTTGGTACATCTACCTCTAGTACCCCATTAACATAAGTAAATTTAATTTTATTCAAATCAAACTCTCTACCTACGGAGAACGATCTATTATAAGTCTGTTCTTTTTCTCCGTCGTGAGTTTTAATTTTTCGCTTAGCTTTTATATAAACTTCGCGTTGATCTGTATCAGTAGAAAGATCTAGATCATCTTTTGCAACACCTGGTAGGTCGATCTGCACGCTTAACGCGTTTTCATCTTGAGAAAAACGAACTTGATCACCCGTCTTGTAAACTTCTTCCAGTTGATGAAAGACAGGTGTTAAGTTAAAGAAGCCGTCAAAGGCTCTTTCGATTTCTGCAATTGGGTTATGTGTATATTTAGTTAGTTTCATAGTAATATTATTTATAGTATACCTTTAAAAAAGTGCAAGAAAAACTCCCCAACTTTCGTAGGGGAGTTTCTATTTTTGCTTATTGATCGATTTTAATCATCGAACAGTTTAATTACTTCTGGATCTTCTTCAGCAGCTTCCCCTTCAGCAGCTTGTGGAGAATTAATATTCTCGTATTGCTGTACAATTCTATCATCTAACTCTACATCAGAGATAGAGATAACTGATTTATTAAAAGTCCAATTATTTTGTGTTTTGTCTCCTTTAATAAATTCCATAAACAAGTATGGAAAGGACTGAACTTGGAGTTGACCGTTTTGCGGGTTAGGTTGCACATGAATAATAACAGGATTATTAATAGTAATAGTCTCGTCATCTTCTTTTGTTACAACGCCAACAACAGTACGACCGATGTGATCTGAGATAGTTTTAATGTCTGACATAATAATAATATTAAGTAAAAAATTTTAAAAAGCAACTACTGATATCTCAGAGAGTTGGCATGCTCAATAGCTGTATCAAGAGCTTCTTTAGCCTGTTTTGATAGATAGGTAGATTTATCAGATGCATGCTCTAAAGTGTCTCTCATAACAAAAACAGATTTTCGTATTTTTTCAATTTCTGGTGAATTAATCACACCAGATCCGTCATCCTCCCCGTTAATCACTTTACGTAGGATTGCTAACGTTTCTAGAATTCCTTTTATTTTACCTCTATTAAAAGCTGGGTGAGCTTTAGAGGTATTATCATCTTCTGGTTTATCTAAGTAACCACCTGGTTGTACTGCCATGTTTTTATTTAGCAAATAGATCAAAGAGTTCAACTTGAACATTTTCTGAAGGCTTACGAATAGTCCAATTTACATTTTCGTAAAAACGTTCGATAGCTTGAAATAAGATTTTTTCAAACATCTTATCATAATCCGGTTTAAAGATACTATTAAACTCCTCAGGATACTCATATTTAAAGCCAATACTATCCAGACCAAACTTATTAGGCTGCTCAACATACATATAACGGACTTTATCTCCCGTACTAATCGATTCATATTTGTTACCAGTATTTAATTTATCTAGAAGCTCATTATAGTAATAAGCTGATTTTACATGTATAGGCATACCCTTACAAGTATTAAACTCATTACTCTGCGAAGCGTATTTTTCGTATCCCTTTACACCCATTACAAAAGCAAGTTCTTCCGGTGATAAGCTCTTAAAGACCTCATAAGTTTCATTAAGTATACTATTAGTTTCTTTCAAAGATTGAGTTGAAAGCATAGTTTCAATTATCTTTTTAGCATAAGGTTTAATAGCATTAGGCATAGTAGTTCGAACTACTTCAACACCAGTATACTTAAATTTATTTTCCTTAATACCCTCATCGTCAAGTATATGCATAACATAACGTTTTTTCTGTAAGAAAACACCGATATCAGCTATACATTCACGCTTAAATACAAATCTACTATTATTAGTAAGAATAGCTTTTTCAGCCCATTTACTTATACCTTCATTTAGATAGTCTTCAATCTCTTGAATCTTGCTATACGTCTCCTCGTGAACCATATCATTATCCCAAAATTTTACAATACCTTTATCTACTAGAGGGGAGATCGAAATATATGACGAATCAGTATCATTATAAATAACACATTCTTCAAGCTCTCTATCAGATATATCTGCTACTTCTTTCTTAAGAAACTCTTTAATTAATTCATTCGAATACTTAATTACAGCTTGACCGGTTAACGTTACTGAAGATGCAATATCATCATCACCAATAGGGGCATTTTTATTGCCCATATATCCATAACAAGAGTTAATAAGAATCTTAATAACCATCTGCGAAGTATTAAGCCTCTCAACTTCATATTTAAGATCTAAATTATTAGGTTCTTTCTTTAATTTTTGCTTAGTCTTAAATAGTTTTTTCTTTATCTCAACCCGCTTATTATAATAGTATTCCAAGAATTCAGGTATGATACCCTTTTTCTTCTGACTGAATAAAAATCCGGCTTTAGATATAGAGCATTGCTCATTTTTTAGAAACTTTACAAAGTCAGGTTTACTAAGTTCAAATAATTTTCCAGTAACATGCTGTATCGTTACGTTTTTATCAGTGGTTCTCTCTATTTTACCCACTTTAGTTTCCGGTGAAGTATTCAAAGAGATCATCACATTCGGATATAGAGAGTTAGCATCAAAAGAAACTACATTTTTCTTAAACCCTCTTTTAGGTTCAGCTACATACGCTCCAGGATTTTTACCAGTATCAGCATTACGAATAAACGTCGAAATAATCTCATTACGCTTACGAGCCCTAATAGTTAGAGCACCGTTAATAACTTGAATAGTGCCCATTGCACCTTCAAGAGTAGTTAATCCTACATAAGATAAAGTTCTTAGTAAAGGTATATACTGTAATTTTTCTTCTAGGCGTACTAACAAATTAACGTCTTGAATATTATAATCAATAAAGGTATTCCAATCTTCATCTGATAGAGTAGCTAAGCTTACACCTCCATAGTCAATTTTTCTATCTCCTAGTTCTACTTCACCGATAGCATCTAACTTATATGACTCTCTTAACTTTAAACAAAACCGTTTATAAACATCGAGATAGTCTAAACACGCAACACCATCAACATAATAGCGTTTTTGCTCTCTACCAAACTTACCTTTAATAACTCTAAAATGAACTCTCTTAAGCGGGGAGAGTCTATTTACGAACTCTTGACCTAACACCCTTTCCATTCTATTTACAATATAAGGTATATCGAAAAATTCGGAGTTCCAACCACTTAAGATATCCGGAAAGTCATTTTCAAGATATTCAAGAAACTTAATAAACATCTCTCTTTCATCTTTACAATAAACATAATTAAGATCGTCTCTTCCTTTACCAGTATACGGCTTGATACCAAACGTATGGAACTTCTTACTAAAATTATCCCAACAAGTTATAACATTAACAACATGAGTAGGATTTTCAATATCAGGAAAATGATCAACGCTATAAGTCTCAATATCTAAAAAACAATACTTAAGAGGCTTACTCGAAAATTCTTCATTTTCATTTTGCTGCCAATACATATCTAGCAAAAATTGCTGTGCAGGAGGACAGTTTTCAAAAACTCGTTTTATACCTGCATCATTTACAAATCTAGATCTATTATAAGCATTGTGAAATGACTTCTTTTTAACTTTAGTTCCAAATATTGACGTCTTATCCCCTCTATTATCTTCAACGTATAGATAAGGCTCGAAAGAACACTCATGCATAACTCGCTTACCTTCACCATCCCAAGTAAACAAATTAACGCAGCCTCTCCGGCCATCATATACTACATTTCTATAAGACATCGTCTTATTATAATAATGAAGTTCCTAAATGCTAGAAAATTTTAGTAGGTGTAAAACCATCTGAGTGTTGTATCACTTGGCCCATAGCTGACATATATTCAATCCAATACTCTCCCTGCTCTTCTGTATAAACACCCTTTTCAACCAATCTTAATACTGCTGTACTTTGTGTATAAATGTATAATTTTGATAAGGAATTATCTTCTATTTCAAATTTTGGAAAATCTTCATTAAGTACAAAAATACAATTTGATCCTGTATGACAAACTAATTCATACCCCTTTTCTTTTCCTAATTGTACTAGTATACCTGCTGAAGCACCACCATCTTCTGTAGGGTAAACTAATTCTTCAGGGTGTAATAACTTCGAAGCCTCTATAACTACTACACGCGGCCTATAATCAGTAAAATTTTTCCAAATCTCATAATCAGGTCCATCGACATCGATACTTAAAAGTACAAAGTTATTATTGTTTATATCATTTATCTTAAAATCTTTAATTATATTACTAAGTGAATCTTTATGATTAGATTCTTTATATAAAAACTTATTAGCTATATATTTTTGTTTTATATCTTGTAAATTAATTTCTAGATCTTTATATTTTTCCTTATCACTCTCTATTAGTATAGGTATAAAATCAGAATCATCTGAATAAAGGTTGTATGTATTGCTGCAATGAATGCCATCCCAAGCTCCAAACTCACATACATAGCCACTAGTAATATCTAATACTTCAAATATTCTTTCTATTACCCCATCTTCGCCATATTGTGAAAATATGTTTTTTCTAAAAGTATCTAATTCCATTCTCTTAAATACTTTCTTTCACTAGAACCATAAGGAGTAGTAAGCGCTTCTACGTGTGCTCCAATATTTTGAGGTAATTCTAAAGTTCGTTTTTCGGCAATAGATCTTAATTTCTCGATGTTACCGAAATATTTAGCTCTATTTTTAGAGTGAAGTATAGTTCGTATCTTATGTTCAAATTCATCAGGGGTAGAAAACTTTAAGTAACTTGGTGCTGTATTATAAGTTTCCATATCTTGGCATAAACAAGGTATACCTAATGTACACGCTTCTAAGAATTTAATGTCCGACTTTGCATTATTAAAATTATTTACCTGTAAAGGTGCAACCATTAATTGCACGTTAAGACTACTAATAAAAGCAGGGTAAGATAGCAAATCTCGCCATGGGTGAAATTCTATTTTACCAGACTGAACTAAATCAACTAACTGAGGAGGGAAAGCTCCAACAAACACCCATTGATATTTGTTTACTGTCTTACGTATAATATCCCGTACACCGTACATATCATCTTTACCACCTACTTTGTTATCTACGTCATAATGAGCTCCGGAGCCAGTATACAATATACGTGGGCGTTGTTTATTTCTTGTAAAGTCACGCTGTACTTTTTTCTTATTAAAGATATTACCCATCCAAAAATTAGGCATAAAGTTTGGTATTACTGTAATTTCTTGTTTACCTGTCTTTTCTTGGTATAACCTTCTCATAAAGTCGCAAGTTACTGTAACTTCATCTACCATATTAATAATTTCAATACAATTATTTCTTACTTCTTCTGTATCAAAAGCAAATTTAAATTTATTATAGTCGGGTATATCTTCTTTAAATACAACATCATCAACTTCATATATAATTTTAAAACCAGCTTCTTGTTGTATTTTCTTAAGATGTTTTATAAATTCTTTTTGTGAGTTTGAAGCCTGTCGCTGTACCTTAACACATTTTACATTTTGATACCATCTAGGATCTGCAACCATAGCTGTAGTAGATTGAGACATTCCTACCCCAGTCATATTTATAACATATTCAGGCCATATTATCCTCCAATGACCACAGCCTGAATAATCAGCTAAAAAATTTACAAATCTAGGTAGATCAGCTTCTTTAGGTAGCGGTTGTTCAGGCTGTTTTTCTACTTGTATAGGTAGGGGAGCAAATGGACTAGCGATTGGAGAAGGCTGCCATGGTGAAGGATTAGGATTTAACATCGTGCATATTTAAGTTACATTTCTTTATAATCTACACGGCGTGTTATACCATTTTCTTTTTCAAGATATATAACATCACCAGTAACAGCTTTTATAGATTCTTTTCTATGAGAAATAACAATCGAGCATTCATTAAGCTCTTCTACTCTATCTTGCAAGATTTCGGTAATTAATTCGATACCTTTTTCATCAAACGAAGAGTCAAATAATTCATCATATATAGCTATATTATACTGTACACCACCTTGTAGACGTCTAATATCTGAAAACGTAAACAAGCAAGCTAGGTCTATAGATTTTCTTTCAGCGCCTGAAAAGTTAAAGTAAGAGCAAATTTTATTTTTTTCGTTTAAAATCTCTTCTTCAAAATATTCGTTAAATATGCAAATTGAATTTGAATCTAAACGTTTAAGATAGTGTAGTAGTTTACCGTTAAGAAGCTCTAGTAGTTTATTTACAATATATGACTTTACACCCTCTTCAGAAACTACAAACTTAACTATATCTAAAGTAGATATTTGATCTCTATAATCTTTTACTACAGACTCTAAACTATCAAAGCGCTTTTTCGTTTCTACTATAAGCTCATCAAAATCAGTTTCAGTAGATTCAACTGCTTCTAAGTCTATTTTTAATTCTTCTAACCATTCTTGTAATTGACCTACACGTTCTTTAGTACCTTTTCGTTTTTGTAATGTAACCTTTGCTTCAGCGATTTTATTATGACAAGATGTAATAGCTTTTAAAATTTTTACTTTACGTAATTTCAACTCATCTAAATCACCACCAATAACCTTTATTGATTCAACCATTCGCTCGATAGTATCTTTAAGCTTTTCTCTTTCTTTACTAATAACATCTTGATCATGCTCTTCAATACTCCTTAAACAAACTGGGCATATTTCTTCATCAGTACCCATTTTTTGATATTGTTCTTTTTTATATTTAACTTTTGCTTTTTCAGTACTAATCTGCTCAATATCATTATTAATTTTTAATTCACACTCTTCAAGCCTTTCATTTAAACTATCAATAGAGTTTTGTATATTTTCAACATTTACATCTTCGTAATTTTTAATGTCGTCAAGTAGCTTTTCTAATTCTTGATTATTATTTGCTTCCCTTTCTAAATATAACTCTTTTTTCTCTTTACGTTTTTGTAATAGTTTATCTTTTTGATTAGAGTAATTATTAAGACTTTTAGATACCTCATCTAGTTTAGTTGTTTCTGTATCATGTTCTCTCTTAATTTCATTATATTCATTTCGCAATGTAGAGAGCATAGTACTAAAAATCTCCATTCCAAAAATATCTTCAATAAACTTACGCTTTTCGATTTTATTTTTAGCCATAAAAGGCACTGCATTATTAACTGTCATAATAACACAGTTTTGAAAAATAGCTTGCGACGCACTTAAAATTTGCGCAATATATTTTGTAGTATTGCTAATACTGTCTCTAGTTTTATCAATACCATCTTTAAAAATGTATGCTTTTGATGGAGATAAGTTTCTAATTATCTTATATTCATTAGTACCACTAGTTGTAGTTACTTCAAAATCTAACTCTACATGAGTTTTACCGTTAGTAAGATTATTAGGTATAAGATCTTTTTTAATCTCTCTTAAAGTTTCGCCAAATATAGCAAAATAGATCGAATCAGCAATAGTACTTTTACCAATAGCATTTCTTCTATCAGGTTTATCTCTATTTTTACCAGTTATAACATGCAAACCTTTTTTAAACTCAACTGTAACCGGTTCATCTCCTACAGATAAGAAATTTACTATCGATACTTTTTTAAAGTCTACTCTTTTCATACAGCGATAAGGTATAATCTATGATATCCTTTTTATTGTTAATTTCAAGTAGATTAATAAATTCTTCAATGGCTTGTGGAATATCAATGCCTGATAGATCTTCTTTATCTTCAACGTTATCTATCAATCGATTAAAATTTATATCATAATCTACTGTAAGGTTTTTAGGTTTAAGTAAATTTAACTTCTTAAGAAGAATATCCATATCTTCTTGAGATATATTCATATCAACTTTTAGCTTTACAATATTATTTGATATGATATCAATAATTCTTTTAGTAAAGCTTCCTTCTCTTACTAATTCCCCTAATGTAATTTTCATATAATTAGGTGAAATATTATTAGGAGTAAAATCATACTCCATTCTATCTAAATCTAAAGTATAAAACCCTTTTTGATTTCCTGCATCACCAAAGTCCATTTGAAATGGATTACCACAATATAGAATAGTACCCTTACCAAACCTCTTTTCATGTCTAGTATGAAAATGACCCGATATAATAAGTTCACCTTTCTTTAATAAGTCTTTTACTTTAACACCCTCTTCGCATACTTTATAAGTATTCATTTTAAAGGTTTCAATTTCAAAATGACCGAATATGACGTCACTCTCAGGTATATCTTTAGGGTTAGTATTCCATGGACAAAATGTAATTGTTTTATCAAAAGATTCTATAGTAACTGGCTTATCCAAAATAGTTACATTTTTACGTCTTTTAAAGATCGATAGCGAATTTACATCAGTACGATGCTTATAGTAGATATCATGATTACCGGTAATAGCTATAATATTAAAGCCTGATAAGATATCTAAAATATCGGCTGAAACTTGTAATGTATTAACTGATATTTCGCTTCTATTATGATGCCAGTCACCACAAAAGATTAAGTCTTTAATATTCTTCTTTTTACATTCATCTTTAAACCAATTAGCCCATTCTACAGCATACGTATGCCATTCTGTACTATTGGAATGAACGCCTAAATGAAGATCTGAAAATATAGCGAACCTAGGCTTACTGATTGTACAAGTCATCTTCTTCATCTACCGGTTTGACGTAAACAACACCTCCACCGGTATACTCAGGATTAGACATATATTCCTCGTAAACTTTTTCTTTGTAATTAGAGATAGCTTCGTGATGTTTTTTCTCTTTCTTAATTCTATTAATAAATGCGTTAAATGCTATAGTAGTAAAGTAAGAAAATGGATTAGAATTACTTTCAAACTTGTATTTTTTATGCTTTAAAGCAGCATACATTTTTACTAATGCATCTCCGATCATATCATCTTTATAAGTATAGTTAATAAAATTAGAGTTATAGCTTAAACCATAAGCAATTTTTTTAATATTTTCTGCTAAGTCATCAGTAAGTATATCTGAATCATAATAATTTTTTAGCGAAGCTTTAAATACTTTAGGTTCTATATAATATTCTGTCTTCTTTTTGGATTTGGCCATATGGTATAATTATAGGTTAAATTTAATGTTTTTCAACTAATGTTCTTCTCAACATACTTGATCTTCTCCCGTTCATAAATTTCTTTTCTTTTTTCACTATGACGTATACCATAGCGAAGTCTATCGCAAATATCAAATATAACTAGCTTATCTTTAGAATCATGTTTTCTAAGACCTCTTCCGATAGACTGTACTGTTCTTACAAATGATTTACCTCCCGCGGCGAAGATAATATTATGTATATTCTTGATATTGACACCGGTAGAGAAGATAGAACTCATAGCAACACATATAACGTTGGTTTCTTTCTCCATTATTCTCTTTATATCTTCTCTAGTATCTACTTCTACTTCACCTCTAATAAAATAAACTTGCTTATCTTCACACTGTGTAAGGTATTCGGATAAATTTACACCATGAGAAATATGATTAACTAGTATAAGAGTATTGTTTTCTAACTTGCTACATAACTGTGTTAAAAATGTATTTCTTCTATCACTTTCATAGATATAATCTAATTCAGCCCTATAACCATCTACCCCTTGATATATTGGATGGTTTTGATATTCAATATTGACTACCTTTACAACTACGTTAGCTAAGTAATCTTCTAGTCTAAGCTCATAACTTGATTTTTCATATATAACAGGTCCTAGCTTACCAATAATAGACCACTTATCTAATTGATCCTCTGGCAACGTACCAGTAAATCCATACTTATTTTTGGTCTTTATCTTAGATATAATTTTACTTATTTTATTTGTAGCTTTAACCTTATGACACTCATCTACTATAAGTAAATCAATATATTTCATCCAGTCATTATCTTCAAATTGACTCTGTATTATACCTATATTACATATAACTACATTAGCAGTTAAGTCGGGTTTATTTTTACCCGTCCATTTAGTTAATTTAAATGACGTACCACAATTTAAAAACTCATCATAAGTTTGTGTAACTAATCCCAAATCAGGTACCAATACTACACATTTAAAAACGTCTTTATTATCACTATTTCTAAAATAATTCTCAATAAGAGCTGCAGTAGTGAAAGTCTTACCAGCACCAGTACCTAGAACACAAGTACCTCTACCTATTTTTAAAGCTTTTTTAATTACTTCTTTTTGATATTCTCTTAATTCAAATTCAAAGTCTTCATAAAGTTCTTTCGTTGTACCTGCATTCAATTCGTTTTGTAACTCTTCTTGTACTTCTACATCTACGGTAATTTGCTCTTTAATTAAGTACTGTCTTATTTCCCAATATATACCTAACTCGCAAACCCCGGTATTAGATATAGCATATTTTCTTCTCGGTACAAATCTAGAGTATCTCCTTGCAAATCTTGCACCTGTATTTTCTACAGAAAAATGCTCTCTAATTTTATCGAATAATGAGCTATCAGAACAAGTTATTCTTAACTTACCTGTAGCGCGAATATAACTAAACTCAATCATTATAATTGTTCCATTTTTTGTATCTCAACAATATTTTTTATTTCATATCCCATAGAGGACATAATTTTTTCTACTTTTTCAAGATATTCGATTATCATATCTCTTTCTTTTATAGCATCATTAAGCTTAGTTAAACTTGAATGACCTTCAGCGGCAGATTCAGCGGCAGATTGAGTAATCTTTATGGGAGAATCACGTACTACTTGCTTAACCACTTCTTTTTTAAGAGATTTCTTTTTAGCTAGTAATTTATTACGATCAACTTTAGCTTCAATAAGTCTCGCTACCCAGTAATGCTTACGAGAAGGAAGTCTTAATTGTGATTCTTTTAGGTTAAAATCATCTAAAACTAAATCTTTACCTATTTCTTCTATGTATTGTTGAAGTAATTCCACATATATATTATAAATATAAGTAGTATGAATTCTACTTCAAAATTTGCTAAATATTTTTATAAATCAATTAACGAAGATGTTGGTAGCGGTGCTCTTGGTGATGGTCCATCAACCCATATGCGTAATGTGAACGATGAGGGTGGAGGTAAGCAGTATACTAATACACCAGGAGATGCTAGACTAGCTAAGCCGTTAGGAAAAAAGAAGAAAAGAGTTCAAAAGCGTATGTTGCCAGAGGGTGAAGAGGATAATGAAGTAAAGCAAAAGTTTTCAAAAAAATATGCGGATAAAGTTGAAAAGGAGTTTGCAAAGCATGTAAGGTTAAGAAGTCCGGATGGAAAGTTAGGGGTAAAGTTACCTCCTGGTAACAAAAAGGAGATTGAAGATTATAAAAAGAAGGGGTATAAAGAAGAAGAAGCAGAGGATAGATGTAAAAGGAAAGCTGATTCAGTATATGGAAAAAAAACTTCTGCTTATAAGTCCGGAGCTATAGTTAGATGTAGAAAAGGAAAAATTTGGAAGAAAAAATGAGCGAGTTTGATAAGTTAGTCGAGTACTATCTTAATGAAGCTAGTGACTCATTACGTCAGTGGTTTAAAAGAGGTGGTACTGACCCCAAAACAGGTAAGAAGTTTAAGGGTTGGGTAAATTGTAAGACTGGTGGTCCTTGTGGTCGTAAATCTAAGAAATCTGGAGGTAGCTATCCAGCATGTCGACCTACTAAAGCAGCCTGTAAGAGTATAAAGGGAAAAATGTATAAGAAAAAGGGCCCAAAGCGTGTTAGTTGGAAAAAGAAAAAGAAAAAAAGCGAAAATGCAGAAGATGTACACAAGCCAGTAAAGCCGGGTATACTAAAAAAACGTTTAGGTAGTCTTTCTTGTAGCAAGGTAAGAGGTGCTAAGAGTAAGCTTAAAAACAAAGGTACACATTACGCAAAAGCATTACAGCGCTATTTAAATTATCACTGTTAAGCATAAATATTGTTATGGAATTTGATGATTTAGTAAGAGAGTTATTAGAGAGGACTGAGTATCCTCAAAAAGCTGCTAAAGGAAAGCATTATAACTCGCAAGGTAAATTAAGAAAGGGAGATGCTGGTGCCGATGGGCCTGGAGGACCTAAATTCCGAATGAATCCAAAACATTATACTGCACGATCTGATGAAGAGGATCCGGAAGAAGATGCAGAATATAGAGGAAGAAAAGTAAAGCTTAACAAGCCTACCAGAGGCGACGTTAAGAAGTTTAAAGTATACGTTAAAGATCCCAAAACAGGTAACGTTAAGAAGGTAAACTTCGGGCACGGAGGCACTTCTGCTAAGAGAAAGGGTGAAAAGACGATGAAAATCCGTAAGAGTAATCCTAAAGCTCGTAAATCTTTCAGAGCTAGACATAATTGCGATAATCCTGGTCCAAAAACTAAAGCTAGGTATTGGTCTTGTAGAAAGTGGTAGATTTAGGTCATTGGGAGGGGGTTCTAGAAGAAAACGCAGACCTACCTTACGGTTTCATTTATAAGATAACTAATCTTACTAATGATAAGAAGTATATTGGTAAGAAACAATGTCAATCTATTAGAAAGCGTCCCCCTTTAAAGGGTAAGAAGAATAAGCGCCATCAAAAAATAGAAACAGATTGGAAAACTTATACTTCCTCATCAAATGAGCTTAACAAAGATCTTGAATCGTTAGGTATGGGTAGTTTTAAGTTTGAAATACTTAGATGGTGTCATTCAAAATGGGAGTTGAGTTATTATGAAGCTAAGTTACAATTTGAAGAGGAAGTATTAACTCGAGATGACTACTATAACGGAATTATCAACCTCCGAATTGGTAAAAGAAAACAGTAATTTCTATGATCCTGTTCGGAATGTAGATATAATTAATTTAAATTATTACTTAACTAAGTCATTCAATGAGTATATTTTTCATATAACTGAAAATAATTTAAAACTTTCGCGTACTGATAAGAACAAATTAGGTATTCATTTTATAATAAAAGAGGTTATACGTGCTTGTAAGTCATCGAAGTATAAAAAATATTTTTATTATAAGGTTGAATCGGAAAAAACTATAGAAGAATCTTTAGTAAGACGAATATTTAACTCATTAACTCCTAATATTATATACGATAAGTATACGTTTAATGAGTTTGTAAGTGATAGAGAATCTGATTACCACGTTATAACTGATAAATTTAACATATCTCTAGCTAAATTTCGTAAGTTTCTTAAAAAGTACGAATTAAAGCACTTAGAAGCTGAATTACTTAACGATATGAATGTAAAACTGTCTCTTATGACATAAATATATTCATGGATAAGTTTCTTGACTTAGTAGAAGATCATACCCCTGATGATTCTGTAGACAGAAACACTAAAGCTAAATTAACTCTATTAAGAGTTTTATTGGATAAAGGTGTTAAAGTTAAAAATAGACCAATGTCTAATTTTTTACATATTATGGATGATCAGGGTAATAAGTATAAGGTCAGTATTGATAATGTAGAAGATGCAGAGGATCAAGAGGCTGAAGATATTAGCGATGTTAAAGGGGATGAGGCTAAGAAGGCAGTAGAGGATAGAAACCAAGTTGATCAAGAAAGAGTTAGAAAATTTATTAATAAAACTCAAGAATTAAAACAACAATTAGCTAAAAAAGATGAATAAAACACTTAAATTATTTGATAAGTTCAATAAATTATATGAACAGGAAGAAGTAGATGCTGAAGTCGACGTTGAATCACCACCTGAAAGGGTGACAGCAGAAGCAGAAATTTATCTTACTAAGTTAGCTGCTCTCGCTTTTTCATATAGTCCTAGTATTGAAGAAGAAAATATGATTAATTCGTTATCTAATGAATTTGTTCAAAGTGACCCTAAAAAAGTTACTGACGCTATACAAGATATATTGCAATCTTCAAATAAATCATTTGCATCTGAACTTCAAGAAATATAATCATGCAGTGGTCACTAGAAAAAATCTATAAAGAAAAGGTAAGTGGTAATATACCTCCACGTAAACATCTACAGGTATTAGGAGAGGCTAAATTAACTCTTACATTTGATGATGATACTGTAGAAGAAGTAGAAGTAGATAAAGATGAGATAGAAAAAATAGCTGGTTATTTTAAAGGTAATGTAAAGGGTTCGTTTATGTCTAACGAGGATATTGAAATAATTAATACACTAGCTACAAAAGCAGGATTTAATACCCAGAATAAATTTTTATATTTTTTATTTTTAGATTATAGCGTCGATTATAGTAAATTAAAAGAGTTTGTATCTAATAAGGATGGTTTAAATGTATTAGGAGAAAATTTATCAGGTTTAATGGGTGAGGTCGATTTATTTAAGGTGTGTTATCCGCAACTTTCATTCTTGAAAAAAGAAGAAGAAAAAAAGAAATTTTATAATCAATTATTTGTAAGAAAATTCGAAGAAGGGGTGGTGAGTGTAGGTGCGGGTGAACTAGCTTTATCTGTGTTAACAGAGGCAAGGAAGGGTAAAGTAGGTGATTTAGAATTACCAAGCGGTTTACAGATTGAAGTAAAAACCGGGATGGGTAGGGTTATTAGTGCTAGAGGAGCTGGTTTTGCTAATGATAGAAAATTAATTAATGGAATAGCTAAAGGTGAAATTAATTTAGATCAAATAAACCCTTCGCAAGATTTTAATAGTAAGTTATGTAAAGAAGCATTTAGTACGGAAGCGTTTAAAAAGGTTTACGATTATGATAGCCCTGAACTAAGAAAAGACTACTTAGGTGCATTATTACTCTTTCAGTATGGTAACCAGGGTAATAAAGACGGAGAATCAGATGAACAGCATGGATTTAATATTTTATTAGCTGTATATCAAAAAGGATTTCAGGGTAGAAAAACAAAACCCGATGAATTGGATAAAGGTACCTTTTTTAAGTCTAATTATGTTAATGTTGGGCAGTTGAGCTCAGTAATTAATGCAGTTGAAAAAGGTATGATTAAATTTAAATTTGACGGTGAAGGGGTGTATATTTACTACCCGGGTAGTAATACCTCAGTAGCCTTTGCAAAAGAATTTTTCTTAGTATGAAAAACTTTAAACTATATTTTGAGCAATACGAACTTTTAAACGAGGCTAAGGCAAATACACACCTTACTCATTTAGAAGAGCTTATTCTTACTAAAGGAGAGGGCGGTTATAAGACTGCAAGGGGGTTTATAACTGATTTACTTTCTCATTTACAGGGTAAGAGTAAAAGAAAGGTAAATACATCAGTAAAATGGGATGGAGCTCCTGCTATCTTTGCAGGTAAACATCCTGAAACTGGTAAATTTTTTGTAGGTACTAAATCTATATTCAATAGAGAACCTAAAATTAACTATACTGATAACGATGTTGAAATGAACCATGGGCATGCTCCTGGATTAGCTGATAAATTAAAAAAAGCTCTTAAGTATCTTCCAAAGCTAGGTATTAAAGGTATACTTCAAGGTGATTTTATGTTTGATTCATCATCTGTTAACAAAGAGGTTATCGATGGTATAGAGCATTTTACTTTTAAACCTAATACTATTAAATACGCTGTAGAGAAAGACTCCAAATTAGGTAATGAGATAGCTAATTCTGTATTTGGTATTGTATTTCATACTGGTTATGCTGATTTGGATAGCTCTCCACAATATGGAATTAATGTTAAGGGTCTTAAGAAAGTACCAGGTGTATGGGTTGATGATGCTATATTTACTGACTCTACAGGAACAGTTACTTTAACAACTGATGAAGCTAAACAAGTTAAGGACTTTGTTAAAACTGCTGACTCTATTAAAGTAGATTATAATGATCTACCGCTTGATCTGTTAAACATTTATGCTAACTCTGAGATTCAAAAAGGTAAATTCTTAGAAAACCCGGAAGAGTCTTTTAATAACTTTGTTGATTGGTTTAAAGGTAGAATGACTAAAGAAATTGAAAAGAGAAAGTCTAAAGCTGGTAAACTTAAAGTTGAAGAAAGTTTTAAGAAGAAAATGGCTGAATTCAACCAACAAAAAGATGATATAGTAAATATTTTTAAGGTAAGTAAACTGCTTTCTCAAGCTAAGCAGATCTTTATTAACAAGTATAATAATGCTGTATATAATACAAAGCACTTCCTAGATGCAGAAGATGGTACGTTAAAGGTTACATCTCCCGAAGGCTACGTAAGTGTATCTAGAGCTGGTGATGCAGTTAAATTAGTAGATAGATTAGAATTTAGCCGCGCTAATTTTAGTGGTGGACAAACAAGCACTAAACCATGAAAACGTTTAAAGAATATTTTGAAGAAGGTAATGCAGTTGAATCTCTCAAAGGCTGGGAGTTTGATGATGCTAGAGATTACGCAATAAAGCTCATAAAAAAATTTGGTGAACCGGATGAGGTAACTGAAAATATGTTACTTTGGAATAATATTGAGCCTCCATTTGATACTGTATATATTAAAGACGAGAGTATACCTCATGAGTTTCCTGCTGCGCATAGAGATTATGTATATTCAACAATGAATATTGATGTACCTGCAGATATGTTAGATACTTTAGGTCATGTTACTGGTAGTATTATATATGATGGTCTTAAAAAGGAGGTAACTGCTAGATGTGGTGATCTCTATGCTAACGCTGCTACTTTAGGCTTTGTAAAAGACATGGTTGATGGTAAAGTATCAACAGATTTTGAAGAAGCTAAAAAAGAATACGCTAATAGAATACAAAAAGCACCTTTACCAGATTGGTATCCCGATACTATGGAAGAAGCATAATGAAAACATTTAAAGAATATTTTGAACAACAGCCTAGTTCCAGATTTGAGTCTGAGGAAATATCTCAGTTTCATATGAAGGAAGCAGAGAAGGAAGCTAAGCGGTATATGGATAGAGTTGAGCAAGAAGAGAATGCTAACGAAACTGTAGCTTTGCTTGCTGGTGGATTTAAGCCACCACATAAAGGTCACTTAGAAATGTTTAACAAACTTTTAAAGGATGCAGATAAAGGTGTTATATTTATTGGTAAGAAACAAAACAGACCAGGTAGAGAGTGGATAACTCCGGATGCATCAAAAGCTATTTGGGAGATATATACTCAAGCTGGAAAGCCAGTAGAGGTAAATATTGCTCCTATAAGCCCTGTAAAGAGTTCATATGACTTTGCAGATGAAAATACAGATAAAAAAATTATTATAGGGTCAGGGCCTGGTGATGCAGCTCGTAACAAGAGTTTTGAAAATAAAGATAAATACCCTCATGTAACACTTATAGCTCAAGAAAAAGCATTAGGTGGTGGTGTAAGAGCAAAAGATATGAAGGAATATCTTGAAGTTGGTAACATTAAAGAAGCGGTTGAAAGATTTACACCCTTAGATCTTAACGAAACAGATAAAGATGCAATTATTAATATTCTGCAGAAAGACTGGAATAATAGATAAATAATAGTATGAGATATAGAAGAGACGATAACTTACTTAATGAAATGATGACTCCTGGTATGGTGGTTGTACAGGCTGTTGAGGAAGAGCCTCCTGTTGAACATGAACATGAACATGATAATTCTGAGATTCATATGGCTAAGTCTGATCTATTAAAAGCTCATAAATATGCAGAAAAAATATCTGCTATGTTAGATGGTATTCCTGATTTAGAGGGATGGACTGCTTCAAAAATTACTAAAGCAGCAGATTATTTATCTTCTGTATACCATTGGTTAGATTACGAACATAGTAAAGATATGGGAGGTGATAGTATGTATAATATGGGGCATGAAAGTTTAAAAGGATGCGGATGCCCAGAAGGTGAAGAATGCCCACACGATTAATATGAAAAATTTTAAGAACTACTTTGAAGAAAAAAGTGTCGTAGGATTAATAGAATTCTTCGATGTAGATGGTGTAGGTAAAATTCCTGCTAAATTAGATTCTGGTAATGGAGCATTTAACGTACTTCACGGTGAAGATATACAAGAGCAAGGTAACAAGGTAGTTTTTAAGACGGTTAATAATAAAAGATTAACTAAAGATAAGAAAGATAATATTACAATTAACGTAGGTGCCGGTAATACTGAAGATAGACCGGTGGTAGAGTTTGACTTTAAAATAGGTAACAAGGAGTTTAAAAATGTACCTTTCTCTATAGGGGATAGAACTTCAAATATATATAAAATTCTAGTAGGTAAAGATTTTATTGAAAATGAGCTTGATGCGTTAATTGATGTAAGCGCAGAAAATATAGCTCATAAAAATATTGAAGCTGATATTTAATACCAGGCAGGTATACGACGCTGCGTCCAGGTAGCAAAAGGTTTATCACAACGAATATACTCTCTATATTTGTCAATAGTTGAAAGGTTATCGAAACCTTTTACCTTTCTACACTCACAATCCTTACCAATAGCTAAAGCGTAATCAGTTAAACCATAATTATCCATTATAGTATTATGTATATTTTTACCACACCATTCAATAAACGTTTTAGTAAAATGCTCTTTTGAATCGGGCCATCTGTACATACGTTCAGAAAACATCTCTAACGTATGATCAACTAACCACTTAAAGTTATCTTTAGTTTCTCTCGCCCATATGGAGCATTGATGATTAAAATAACCTTTACCTCTTCTACGAGGTTTACCGGTTGATGTTCTAGGAGTAGATGGATGATCTAATACTTCTTGTGGAAATGCATGAGCTAACATAATAGCTCCTTCAATCTGCATTTTTGATCTTACATGCTGATCACAAAGATTAATTGTAGAGTAAGTTGGATCATGGTCTGTTACAAAAATATTCACACCTTATTATGAGGTAGTTCCTTATCGTAATCCAGTAGATTCAAAAACATCTCTAGTAACACCAGCTTTAAAGCCTCCTTCAACACCTTTTACAATAACTGATACAGCATTATGACTATGCAAACTCTCATTATGAGAAGCAACAATCTTAAAGTCTAAGATACGAGATTCATTAGTAAGCTTTTCATAAAGCAATCTTACAGCATCTTCAACAAACTTTAAGTAAGCACCGTTCTTTTCAGCAAATGCTTGCTCATCTTCTCTCTTAACCATAACTTGCGTTTCAGTCTGTAAAGCTGCTAAACATAACTCTTGAATATCTTCAATCCAAAGCATATCTTCAAATCTAACACTTACACGAGCAACACTTCTTTGACTATGAGGTACAGTAGCTCTATTACGATACTTTTCAGCATGCTCACTTAACTCAAAGCTACAAGGACAAGCAGAAGAATAAACAAAATCGAAATGAATATATTTCTTAAACTCACCCTCTTTAGTTAAGTCGCCTTCAAATACTACATCGTAATATTGATAACCTTCTAAACCACTACGTAAACTATTTTGCTTAATAGGATAAGAAATCTTAAGCATTATTCTTGAGTCAAAGCATTTAAGATTATTCTTATAAGTCTCTAAAACATCCTTAATCTTATCAATACTAAAAACTTCATCTTTATGATCGTAAAAGCTTCTCATGATACGAGACATATTAATACCCTTCTTATGAGCCTCTAAACTTACACTACCAGTAACGCTAGTCTCAAGCTCAATAGTTTTACCATTTCGCTTCTTATAAGTTAAAGGTAATTTAAAGTTATGAATACCAACTTGCTGAATAGGTACAGCAGCTCCTTGAATTAGACTAGAAGGTCCATTCTGCAAATCAGGTAAAGATGAAATATACTTTTTAGTAGCGTTAACTTTATTATCATAAACTCTAATAGGGGGAAAATAGCTCTTACTATATTCATCACCCATGAGTTCCTTTGCAATAATATCTTTTTCACCAGTTAGTTCATCATCTTCGCCTAACCACT